ATGCATAGGGGGGGTACTTTTTTTTGAGACCCCCCTATGGTTACGATTTGATTTGTGAATCAGAAGTTAGTGGCTTGAAAACTTTCTTGTGTATTCCACTAACATTAATCTTACAAATCTCATCAATCGCTTCCTCGATTGCTGCATCGACGTCAGCCTCAGATAGATCAAGACTAACGTTTGCTACACGAGCCAGCAGCCCTGTGCTGTCGTAACCCTGTGCTTGGTCGTACTGATACCACTCTTGATAGTTGGTGTAGGGGTTCCATGGATTGTCCACAGTGGTCAGCATGTACTCGCCACCATCAGCCATGTCACCTCCTACGGTCTGTGTATAGCTGTGTTGAGTGTACTAACTGGAATGCCCAGTGACTCAGCAACCTCAGCCTGAGTGTAACCAGAAGCAAGCCTTGCTTTGATGATAGACAGCTTGGCAGGTGTGACCACAGTAGCAGCTCTTGGTGTAGCCAGCTCCCTCACACGATCTAGATCTGTGTTATCTAGAATGTCATTCAGTTTGTGTGTAGTGATAGCCCCTGCCTGGATGGCTTCCCATTCTGGTTCATCTATGCGTACTGGTACCTTCTTGGCTCCAAGTCTGGCTCTGGCTCTTTGCAGTTCCTGAGCTTGGATCTTCTTACGGTCGGCGGCTTCTATATGGGGGTTTGCTTGAATACGGGCGGTAGCAGCCAGGTTGGCTATCAATTGCGCCTGTCGTTCAAGGGGGCGGTTCTTTTTGGCGATGTTCAGATCTGCCGTCATCTTTGCTACTGTGTGAGCATAAGACTTTGCTGCAGACGGAGAGTACTCAATACCTCCAGTCATGAGGGCTTCTTTCCTTGCTGCATTGGCAAGGGCCTTCATGGCGTTACTGTGCGCAGCATAGACCTCTTCGATAGGCGTACCTGAAGACAGATCGTGTGCGTCCTTTGTCAGAAGGATGGGCTTAGCTTCAGACAGTCTGGGCTTAACCTTACCATTCTTATCGACATAGGTTGCGTTCGTTCTGACGTATACCTTTTCTCCAGTACGTGGATCTATTGGACCGCCTTCTTTAACAGAACGCAGTCTCTGCTCAGGCACCATCTTTGTTGCATGGCCTGATCTGGAGATGATGGTAGATGCACCCTTAAGTCTGCCCGTTTCCGGTCTGACGCCCTGATACTTCGCCTTAAGACTGGCAATACCGTTGTCGATTGCTGATTGCTTATAGTTAAGCCCATGCTTCTCGGCATCGATGATCACCATTGAATGGCGAACCGCTGCTGCTATCTCATCATGACTAGCACCTTTAATGGTCATGTCCGTAATGAGATTAGAAACGTCACCCATCTGCTGCTGTTTGGCACGAGGGCTGATAACCTTCATGCCTTCATAGCCAGGATACTCGGTCTGAGGATCGAAGTTCTTCAGCCTCTGCAGAGCTGGAGAAGTCTTGATCTCACCCCTCTTGTTCGGGATGACCAAAACATGGTCGCCATCGAAGTCCGCCCCAGACAAGCGCTTTGCTACGCTAGGATGAATTCCGATCGCATCAATAGCAGCATGAGGAATGCCGTGCCCACTAAGAGCTTCTTTGCCTTCCCTGTTTCTGTTATTGACTACCAGTTCTGGAATCTCGAATGTTCCACCATGAGGATGGCGGATGAGAACAACTCGTTCTCCGTTGTTGTAGTTAGGCGCGTATACTTCGCCTGGCTTAAGGCTCTGAAGCGGGAGAATTACATGGTTGCCCTGATTCGGGAGAGCTCTCGCTTTCAGATGAACTGATGCTGCCTCTGCTGAATCACCAAAGGTCTGAAGCATCTTCTTTCTGACAACGGGATTGGTAAGCTGCCTAATCTGATCCAGCTCTTCCCTCTTATCAGTAAGAGCAAAACCAAGCTGCCTTTGTGCCAGGGAAACGGGCTGCTTGGACAGGATCTGGCTTGACAGCGTACGGGACCACTTACGCCAATCGCCTTCTTCATTGACGATGTTCATTGGCGACAGATGCTGTTTGCCGTCTGCACCAGTGTAAGTCTTCTGCCTGATAGTTGAACCGAAAGGATTGGTCTCATCCTTTTGCGGCTTCATGGCATCAAGCTTGTTTCCCGTACTCGTCTTGTTGGTGTGGAACTGCAGATCTACACCATCAGGCAAGTCGTTCTTGTACATCGCCATGCCCTTGAGATAGTGCGTACCGTCAACTGCGATACGCACCTGTGCATAACGAGCTCCACCAAGAGACAGATCACGGACACCAGGACGAACGTAGATCACACCGTCTGCCTTGTCTCCTCCTTCTGGACCGTATACAACACCGATCCGCTTGGACGAGACGTTAACTGGTGACTGAATGATGTCGTGCATGGTGCGGCCGCCATCTTCAGAATACGAACCAGGAAGAGTAATCTTGTCCTGATTCCTGAGAATGTCGCCGTAAGTTGTTCCCTTTGGAGCCAGCACCTTGACTGTAGTCTTCTGTCCAGCTGCTGTGCCTAGCTGATTTACCTGGATGTTGCGGACCACATAACCCTTTTGCTTCAGGATCTCAACTGCTGTAGCCAGCCTGGTCTGGCTGACACCCATCTGATTCTCTATCCCAGTACCGATCTGAACGAAGTGACCGGCGTCAACCTTCTCCTGAAGCTTATTCGAAATCGAAGTCAGGACATCTTCTTTATTTTTCTTAGAAGGATCAAGAAGAGACCTGACAGACGACTCGTTGATTCCCATGCGCCGGCCGATAGCAGAGTTTGACATACCTTTGGCGCTTAGCCTGGTAGCCAGAGCCTGATCTGCAGCACGGCTTTCGTTCTTTGCGATAGCAGTAAGAGCACGAAGAGTTGTGGTTGTGATTCCCTCTGAGTCGTGTCCCTCGAACAGGCCGAAGCCCTTTGCTATCTGTAGTTCTGATAGTCCTTTGTTCCTGAGATCATGTACGTAATTCAGAAAGCTTTTGCTTCTGGTGGCGGTAGTTCCGCCTGAGCCCCAAGGATAACGACCGGAACGACGGAGAATTCCGTAATGCATAAGCGTGTTGTTATCGGCCATGCGTTATCCCCCCTCCTTAAGGCGCTCTATGTGCTGGTCGAATACGATGATCTTGCTCATAATGTGAGCTATCTCGTCCATACCAGAGTTCTCAATTATCACCTCATCGTCCTGGTATATACGTAGCTCGAAATCGATTTCCCCAGGTTTGATCCCATACTCCAGGCAGAACATGGCTGCGTACACCTTCAGCTGATTCATGTTGCCCTGGATGACGCCTGTCTTCAGGTCATGAATTCGCAAAAGATCTCTGGCAAAAGAGATAGCGTCAGCTGTTCCGAAACAGTTGAGCGAATATACAAGCAGCTGTTCGGTCTGCATCCGGAATCCGATAGCATCGTTCACATAAGCGTTAAGCGTTTTGCCGTTCTTGGGCAGCTTGACGCCTAGGCGAACTAGCCTGTGTGCGAGGTCGTGGAGTTCTATTCCTCGCTGTGCCTGCTGACTGTTGTGCCACACCTCGGTAAGACGTTCCAGGTCGTAGTTGATCCAGTGATATTTGCTGGCGCCTAGAAACGCGTGCTGGCCCGCGAGCCGCGAATGTGAGTTGAATTTCGTGAATGACATCTTCGAGATTCTCCGGATATACGAAGGCCGCAAAAGACATCGCGTCCATCTGGCGGACATAGTTATACTGATTTGGCTGTCTTCTTGATCCCTGAGTAGCCTTAAGCTCCAGGGCCGCCCAGTTCTCACGCCAAAGCAGCAGGATATCCGGAACTCCTTGAAGGAAGTTTGCGTCGTTCTTAAGAATGATACACCCAGGAAACTCACGTCTGAGCCTGTGGATCACATGATCCTGGAATCTGTTCTCTCTGGTTGGCATGCCTTCCTCTCCTAAGGCAGATGGGGGTGATGGATCGCCGTTCTGCAACGGGTTCCCGCGACCGCTCGACCCAAAAAGGACGTAGTTCTATTGGAAAGAACGGCGATCCATCACGTTAAGTATGAGGGAATCAGGTAACGGACCCGACATCCTTAAGCCTTCATCCCTCATACGTCAGCTGGGCGACATACTCCCCATGGCATTAGCTCATATGTCACCCATGCGGCTGGATGGCCGTGCGGTCCTCGACACTAGCACAACCACGCTGGATCAGTGTGCACACGGCCATCCATGTCTTACGGCTTCCCGCCCTTACCGAAGAAGTTGCCGAAGAGCCCACCCTTCCCTGGGTCGGGATGGCCAGGATATGGACGGGCTTCTCCAGGCATACCGGGAGCCTTACGAGCCTTACTGTTTGTAGGTGTAGATGTCTTCTCACGGGCAGGGGCTCTGCCCGCACCTCCACCTTTAACCTGATTTCTGGTTTGCCCGCTTGCCTGGATCTTCTTGCTCAAGGGTTTACCGTCCAGTACACGAAGCCCTCGGGAAGGACTGGCGCTGGCGAATTGACACCACGGAGCGCAGCCCGCAGATCCATGTAGGCGTTGATGACCTTCTTGTGATCTGCGTTGGTGTGAGAGAGCGAGAACGCGACCAGTCCATCGACACTCGTGCC